ACATCAACTGCATCTGCTGTTACATCTATTAATGCTCCTGCACCTACTGCCAAAGATACATCTCCTGTTGTACCTCCGCCTGTAAGTCCGTCTCCTGCGGCTACTGCTGTAATGTCTCCACCACCCGCACCGCCTGATGATGAGATAGTTACTGTACCTGATGCCTCAGTTATACTTACGTTGCTTCCTGCAGCGAAGGTTAGTGTTTCAGAAGTTTCAAGTGTATTACCACCTGCAACAACAGGTCTTCGAGTTACCTTGGCGTTGTTGGCTGTAACATCTGTTTCAATAGTATCCAAATCAACAGCTTGTGTTACTGTTAGGTGTCCTACTTTAGTAGCGTCTGCACTAGGGTAGGTGTTTTTAGCTGTGTTAGCTGTAACATTTGTATTTGCATTAACTCTTGCCTCTGTATAGTAAAGGTTACTAGAACCTTCAGTTAAACCGTCTGTATTTGTAGGGTTTACCTCTGCTCCTGCTGCTATACCATCAAGTTTATCGTGATGTGCCGTAGACATAACACCTGCTGCTGTACCACTCGCTTCACTTATAGTAGCATCTGTACCCCCTGAATTTGTTACTGTAGCAGATGTTGTTGTTGTGGATGTTCCTAAATCAATACTACCTGCACCACCTGATGAAGCGATGGTAACAGTACCACCAGTTTCTGTAATTGTAACATTACTTCCTGCAGAAAGTGTAAGGCTTTCTGATGTTTCTAAGGTATTACCACCTGCTGTAATTGGTCTACGGGTTACTTTAGCTGTATTAGCGGTTACTGCACTATTTGCGCTTACTCTACCATCTGTAAAGTATAAATTAGAGCTACCTTCTGATAAGTCATCTGTATTGCTGCTGTCTTCGTCTAATAGCTTATGCCAAGAACCTGCGTGTGCAAAGTATGCTTTTCCTGTTGCGTGGACGTGTGCAAACATACCGTGATATGTAGATGCACTTGGTAAATCTCCTTCTGTGCTAAAAACATTGGCAAAGTAAATCTTTCCTGTGGTAGTTATATTGTAGCTACCCATATCTAAATTACCACCTGTGACTGCGTTTACTGCTCTTACAGTTGTAAAGTATTGATTAGTACTACCTTCTGCAATATTGTCGGTGTTAAGTACAACCGCTCCTGTTTGACTGTTTACACTGGATACAGCACCGCTAGGCAAATTAGTAAGACCAGAACCATCACCAACAAAAGCATTTGCTGTAACAGTAGCAGTTGCGGTTACATTACCGGCATTATCTAGGCTAACGCCTGATCCGTTACCATTACCATCAGTAAGTTCTTTAGCAGACGCACTGAGTTCAGCATTGTCGGTTGTCTTTATTAAACCTTTATAGGTATCTTTTATTTTATTGCCTGTTAAACTTGCCATAATTATTTCTTTCTGTATTTATCATAACATATTGCTAATGCCTTTTGTTTACCGTATTCTCCGCTAATTTGAACAATACATCTTTGGATGAAGTCCCTTTGCTTTTCTCCTGTTTTTGGATTTGGTATTGGCATCTACTTAAAAACTGTTTTAACTTGTTTATGTTTTGTTGTTTCGGTTTGTATCTCATAATACCCATCCATTGAAATTATCAGACTTATCAGGATACATTCCATCTTGATTAGACTCATTATATTCAGGATAGCTGCTGCTATTATCGATTATATAATCTAAAAATCTTCTAGTATAAAACTGAGCTTTACTCTTTGAGTTCTCAACTAGGTAATGTATTTCTTCCATCGAAGGAGTCTCTGAAGACTCGCTTCGATGTTTGTAAACACCTCCGTTACTTACTTGATAAGACGCAAACATATAATAGTCTGACTGAGCAAACCATATAAGCATCGGTGTAATGTAGTCGTTTAGGAGTGTTTTGTAGGCTGCATTTGCAGAGTCGTCTATAGTGTTACCAGTAATCAAAGTAGATATCTTATCATACAGACTTGTGCCTAAATAATTCTGAATATGAATATCCTGGCTTACTTCGATGAACTGAATAAACTTATCAGCATCTACAGACCCACCTACAAGTGATTTTCTCCTTAGGTCGTTAGTCGTTATGAACAGTGCTTTCGCCATCTTCCTTCTTTTTAAATAGTGACTTTACTCGATCTATTGCAGACAGTTTTTCTCCTGTCTCCTCTTCACGCTTAATCTTGGTTTCAATGTTATCTAATTGAGTGAACTCAATAGGTTGTAGAGTAACAAAGTATAGGTTTAAGTCAATCTCATTAAACTCTAACATAGTCTTCAAACACTCTATAATCTTTTCTTGGAATGGTCTTATTACAATATTATCCATAAGTACTGAAGCTGTTCTAAGCTCTTCCGCGTTATTACCAAACCCTGTATTATCTTTTATTCCAAGAAGTATCGGAGAAACAACTCTGTGACCGAGCATAATTTTCTCACGAGCCTCATCAGAAAGGAACTGATACTGTGCGTGTGCATCTGGGAGGTGTATAGGCTCTATGTCAGCTTGACGATCTGGGTCTTCATTGAACGCTAAAATGAATTTACCTGAGTTAGACGTTCCCCCGAATTTGTCTTGGATTTTGCTTTCAATTAGTTGTTGAGCCTCCTCATCAGGAACTCCGTTGTTGAAGTTGATTAAGAGTGATGGCTGTAAGCCGTTTAATATGTTGTTTATGTGGTAGTTAGAGACCTCTTCTTCCAATGAACAGTACTGTAAACATCCGTGATAATCTACAGGTGCATAGTAATAGAATCCTGGTCTATATGGTTTAATTATAAAAAGTTCTCTAAGCTCATTATCTTTTCCATTACCAAATGTAGGTATTCTCTTTGGGCTGTCAGATGTCTTATACTCATTCCATTTAGGGTGATAGTAATATGCCTTTATCTTTCCTTCGTCTGCTTTTTCAGCTCTTAGCGTTTCCATAGGGAAATGCGTAAGAGAAGTAATTCTAGTCTTACTATTATTGTAAACAACTTGAACAGCACCTTGACCAAGCAACTTGTAATCATTAACTATCTTTTTAACTTCCTCGTTTTTCAGTATCATTTTAAAACGAGCAAACATCTCAGGCTTGTCCTCGCTGTCTGTTGCGCTCAATCCTCTTCCGTAGATCATATCTACAATACCGTTGATACAACAAGAGTTTGTTGGGCTGCTTAAATAGTTATCAATCAGATCACCAAAGTAATTGTTGTCCTGTCCATAAGTCACCCAATCATTTCTGTAGTCCTCCTTAATTTCAGGAATAGTATAGCCCTGTAGGTTTACTACTCTAATTGTTCCTGTTGGTTTATTCTTTCTAGGCATATTATATTGTTATATATTTTTCTCCAGTAGGAGCAGCAGTATGCTCTGTATATTTACCTGTGTTTAGTGTGTGCTTTTGCGCTCTATCGGTTTGTGCTGTAACATAAACCTTATCCCTAAACAACAGTGTAGAGCTTTGTTTTATCTCCATAAAATAGATACCACCTTCAGAAAGTATTGAAAAGGTGCAAGGGATACTTATGTAATTACCAGAAATTGTTGATGTAAGTCCTGTAAGAGTTTCCGTTTTACCAGTTCCATCTCTTGTAATAACTAAACTAAGATCACTAGCCTCGACATAAGTTCTTGGTATAATCTTAATTGTTTGTTCGTCAGTAGACGGAAGTAATACTTTCATATATATATAACTTAAAGAAGCGTTATTTGTTTACAAAAAAGCCCCACCATAAAGGTGAGGCTTACTGCGTTTAAGAACCTACTATGTTTAAGAGTTAGTTCCTTGAACTATTGTTACTGTACCAGCTAATCCAGCGAATGGATTTGCAGCAGTAGCACCTTCTAGGAAGTTAGCAGGAAGCACCTCTTGACCTGTAAGAGTCAATGTGTATCCGCTTAAATCTCCCATTGCAGCACCTGTTACAATAGTACCTCCACTTACGTCAGCACCGTGTTCTAATCCCATCATAAAGGCATTGCCATTATAATCTTGTACAACAACGTGAGGTCTTCCGAATGTTAACAATTTCAATTCCTTGTGGTCTTGAACTGTTAGTTTATGAAGTGTTAGGTTTAGTGTTTGCTCATAGAAAGTTGTTCCATTTTCTCTCGATGCGTTAATAGTTTGTTCAAAAGAAGAGTTACCTTTAACATCATATTCGAAGGCACTAACAGTCCCTAAGTCTTCAATAACATCAGTATCTGTACTGTCAAAAACAGTAGTAATAGATCCAAAATTAAAGAAATAAACAGACTGAATACCACCAACTACATCTTTGCAGGGTTCTTTTCTTCCGAGTGTTAAATCACAAGCCATAATTATTTAAGTATTATAAAAAAGGGCAGGTAGGCTTTAAGGCTTACCTACCCCTTTTAGATTAGTGTTTAGGTTTATTAAGCGTAAAGTACAACATCTGCACCTACACCGACTTGTACACCAGCTGTATAACGGGCAACAAAACGTACATTCTGTGAACCGTCAATGTCTGCCATATCAATAACCTTGACTTCATTTCTGTCATCAAGGATACCCGTGCCAAAGAATAAATTTGACTTACGTGCTGCAACAGCAGAGTTAGTGGATAATCCACTTGTTACAAACATAGGGATACCTTGGAAGTTCATTTCCGTTTTTCCTACGTTGTATAGTTCTCTATACCCTAAAGCTGCTTGTGCTTGAATATAAGCTTTTGCAATAGGAGTTGATACATAAAGAATCAAATCATCAGAGCCATATACACCACTAGGGATGGCTGTGATAATCTTATTTAACTCTGCAATAACATTTGAAGCATCTACTGAAGTACCTGCTACGTCTACAACTGTTGCATCTGCTGCAAGAATAGTTTTAAGACCATCAAAGTTACCCTCTGCGGCTGCACCACCCCAAATACTACTTTCTGTTGCTTGTGCTATTTCGGCACCTACACGTGCAATAACAAAGTCAGAGAATAAAGGAGGTAGGTTATCAAAAGCACTGAAGCCCATTTGAGCAGCTTCCCAGTCAGAGTGAAGTTCTTTCTTACAAATCTGTAGGTTTACTTGCAACTCCGTTGGTGTAAGTACTTTTTCTGTAAGTGTCATTCCTGATGTTGTAGCATCAAAATCACAGTCAGCAGAACGTACTAAGTTAGAAAATGCTCCTACTTTCATAGCAGCTTTATATTTGATGTTAGGAAGAATAGTAATTGCTCCCTCATCTAAAGTTTTAGCCGAGAAAAGCGATGCAGCAATATATTTTCCTGCAAACTCTCCTGCGTAACTTGTTGTAATAGTTGGATTTGGCATTTTATTTTATTTTATTTTAGTTGGTAATTTTAGACATTACTATGTCCATTGTTGTTTTACTTCTGTTTTTTGCAAATACTTGCGTAGGTTTTTTAGACACCACTGCCTCTGGATTGTGAGATAAAGGTTCTACAGCAGGCTCCTGATTTGATAGTTCTGTTGGAACTTCCAATTCTTCTTCCTTATGTGAAGTAAGTTCTTTAATCATACCTTTTATTTCAGCCATAGCTTTAGCAAGGTCTTCTTTAGTAACATACATATCCATTTTATCATCTTCTTCCATTACTTCTTCTTCAGTTTCCTCTAACTCTTCAGTCATTTCAACTTCTTCAGTCTCTTTAACTTCTTGAGCAGCCTCAACTTGAATGTCTTTAGTCTCTTCAGACAATTCTACTTGGTCTTCAACTACAGGAGCTTGCTCTTCAGCAACTTCCTCTTTAGTTTCGGTACTAAGCAAAACGTTCTTGAATCGCTCTACAATTTCGTTAGCTTTCATATACGAATTAAATAAGGTTAAACAATAATTAACTAATTATTTAACTGAAATAATATATGTTTGTTGTATTTTTAGGGTAGGTCCCAGTTTTTATCTTCAGCCTCCCAGTTCCGATTCATATCCTCCCAAAAGTTGGAATCCCCCAGGCTTACAGATCCTATACCTTGAGCAAGAAGTGATCCGTCACAGCATTTTATGCTATACGTCCTTCCATCTGGACATAAACACGCTCTACGCCCCCCTCTGGGGCTAGAGTGTGATGCTGTTACATACCTTTTTCTTCTCATTTGCTTGATTTAGGGTGTTTTTTAGGCAATAAATCGTAATCTGTAGTGTATTTTGCGTTCTGTGGACGACCATTCTTTACTAAATACATATATGCGTTGACTCTTGCGTGTGCCCACTGGGATGCTGACTTGACATTTGGAGAACGGGAAGTATTGAACGCTCCTAAACCCCTCTGAAACACTGAAGAAAGTACTCCTACAGTGACTCCATAGCCTAGTTTCTTTTTATATTTATCGTTAAAATCGTCTGCTTTCTTTTGTAGGGATGCACGGTCTTTTTTAGAGACCTTAGCACCCGTTTTTCCAGACGCATCGCCTTTTGCGGACCCCTCACCCTTTGGTCTAGGGTTCGGAGTGTCCGATTTGGGAGCTTTAGGGGAACTTTTTACGCCACCCTTAGGTCCTATCTCCGCCATTTTCACGCATTTACCGTAAACCTTTTTATAGCCCTTTGGGCATTCGTCTAATTCTTCTAATTTATGCTCCTTACAGGGCATATACCAGGTTTTGCCCTCAAATTCGTGTGTGTGATGTCCTTCGCACCCAATATCTTGAGCAGCTTTCTCTGCAAGTTCTTTTGTAGCGTATGCAAGCCTATCGTCTATTATAGCATTGTTTTCATCAATTACCATAGATGCAAATTCACCCCTTCTGAATTGCTTCATTTTTCTTATAGCCCAATTTACGCCTTCAGTACCTCCCCAGCCTAACCAAGCAACATATCCTTTGTCTTTCCAAGGCGTTCCTCTTAGGTTTGGGTCTATAGTAGCGTTTCTACGATGTCTATTGAATGAAGCCATCCTAGCAATCGTTGATCTACTGATTTTTTGACCCTTAGCGAGCTGATTGGCTCTTCTCCAGCCCACCCTGGTCATTCCCTTGACTTCATCACGACCATAACGCAAACGCCAATTAAGTACCTTTCTTGCATTTTCTCTTGCTGCTTTAGGATAGTCATCATAAGTTCGTAATTGAACGTCTAAAGCCTCCGTAAGCTCTTCTATTAGTGATAGTGCTTCTAGTTCCTCTCCGTATTCAGGAAGTTGTTCTTGTGGACGCTCCATAGCGTCTGCAAAGTGTCCTTCTATACTAAAACCTTTTACTTTACCTGTTTTAACGTAATCTGACCATACTGATTCGTCATACACCTTCATAGAAACCATCCAAGTGCCGTTAGGCAGGTCAAAACCGTATTTACGAGACTTGTCCTGATTTGTATCGTCTATAATCCAAGATTCTACTACAGATAAGCCTTCTAGGTCTCCATCGTGTTCTAAAGTAGCATTATTTTGATATCCTTTAGTCAGGAAAAGCTCTGAGGCTTTTCTGACGGTATCTTCTGAGAAATAAATGTAGTATTCATCGTCTCCAGTCTTTCGATATATCTTTTTATTAGGAATTAGAGCAGGACCCATAAGAATCTTTTTCTCTTGATCTACCTCTGCTAGTTTCACTTCTTGTGAACTAAGCATAATGAAGTCTTCTTGTATTGCTGGGTCATCTACAATTGAAATGGCATCTATTCCACTGATTTCGTTTTCCTCGTCAATTATAAGCTCGATTACTTTTATTTCTTCCATATATAAATAACTTATTAAGTTGCTTTTTGTTCTTATCCTAGAGATGAAGTTCTTTGTCTGTTTCTATCTAATTCTTGCTGAGTAGTAATATCTTTACCGACAACAAAAGCTCTAACTGGTTTAGATTCCGCCCCTGCAATAGTTTGCGCTAATTGACTTTGGTCTGTAGCGCCTACTACGTTGAAGTCAGGAGCTTCAATTGTTCCTCCAGAACTAGCCCCGCTACTTCCTGGACCTCCACCAGATGATCCTCCTATACTTGATATTGCTGATGCAGCTTGCGCCACCACTGAGGCAATATCTACACCTAAGCCTATTTTATTTGCTAAGATTAACTTTTTACCAGCAGCAACAGC